TCCTGAATCAAGTTTGATCCAGCAAGGAAGCGAAGGTCTCCACGACGTTGCTTGTACTTACGTGGCATAGCCTTAAGTGCCTTGTTGAATACTTCACGAGAAACTCCAGCACCGTTTGCGTCTACGACACGTCCTGATGCCTTTGCCTTCTTTACAACGCCATCAAATGACTTGTAAAGTGCGTCTCCTGTTAGGGATGTGTTTCCGTTAAGGATAACATCTTCGATGTCATTTCCTGCTTGTGTTGCCATCAAGCGGGCAATGTGATCTTCTAGGTCTGCACCTTCAATGTTGTCTTCTAGAGACTCTGTTGAAAGCTCCCAGTCCATACGAAGCTTCTTTGTTGTCAAAGAGATCTTTGAGAAAGTTACTGCACTGTTTTCTCCAGTGTTTTCTCCTTCTGATGCGAGACGCATAAGCTTCTCGCCGATTGACATACGGTCAATCTCTGCTGTGTCTGCCTTAAGTCTAACTGTGCGGGCAACCTTACCGATTACGGTTGCGTCGAACATATAGTCTAGGAAGCGAGCAGATTGTTCTGGGTTAAGTAGTCCACCGTTTCCGTTTTCGGAAGCTCTGTGTACTCCTGTTCCACCAGTTGTTGAGCCAAATCCAGTTGATACTGTTGCACCAGCTGCGGCTGCTTTTTCTAATAGTTCATTGCTCATATTATTATACCTACCTTAGTTAAATATTTCGTTCACGGAACCGAGGAAAGAACCGTTCCATTTAGATTTCTTGATTGTTACTTCCTCTGATCGGCCAAGATCAGAAGACTTCTTAATTGCAGTCTCGGACTCTACTGCATCGACACGCTTTTGTACACCATCAATCGTGCTCTTGATATCTTTTACAGCACTTGATAGTACTGTGTGTTGTTCTGCCAACTCTGAAATTCTAGCGTCTACGCTCTTGCTGAAAGCTTCAACAGTCTCTTGGATTGTTGTTACTTGTGCTGCATTAACTTCTGATGCCTTATTTAGAGTTTCTGAGAAAAAGCCCTTTAGGTCGCCTAACATCTTTGCAAAATCAGGTTCTTCAACCTTATCTTCTGATACGTTGGCTACTTTTTCCAGAGTCTCGGCAGCTGTGTCTTCCGCTACTGCATCTTCTGCAGGAGCATCTTCGACTGCAGGCGCTGCATCTACTGCAACTTCTGTTGTCTCTTCTACGGTTGCTTCTGGTGCTGCTTCAACAGCTGCATCTTCAACAACTACGTTTTCTGTATTTTCTGACACTTCATTACCTCCTTCTGCGTTTGCCTGTTTTGCTATTTGTGTATCAGGCAACGTAAATCTTGAATGCTTATATGCATCAAGAATCTTATCAATCTCTTTTGACTTGTTAACATCTGAGCTCTCAACCCAACCAATTAGTTGTGCTGGCTTTCCAGATACTGGAGAGTCATATGTTTTTTCTGTTGAGATAAAAACAGAATTGCTTTCTTCACAATAAAAAATATTTTCTGTTAATACTTCAGTTGCAATTCCCTTAAATACCAATTGGCCGTTTACCTTTTGAATAGATAGAACATTGCAAAGTTCATTTGCTGGAGAATCTACAATTGACAATTCAATCAAATCATAATCCTTAATAAATCTTACTGTCTTACCATTTGCTTTGTTGACTTCATTGTCTGACTCATTGATCTTACCGCCGATTGAGAATCCAGATAGAGTTCCGTCTAAAACCTTTTCCCAAGTATCTTGTGCGCCTTTTGAAATATATGCATCTACATATACACCGTTATAAAATTCTTTTGATTTTGGATCGTAGTATGTTTCTGGCTTAAATGAAACAACCTTGCCGACTGCTGTTGAGTTATGCATCTCACGAAGATTTCCTCTAAAGCCTTCAAAAGCTTTTAGGCTTGCTTCTGCTGTGACAACGTCGCCTGTCTGATCAACATTATCTAATGTAGCGAATCCTGACACCGTTCTTTTTTCACGGTTAACCTTTGTAAAGGGAACCGATAGACTGATGTTGTCGCCATGACTGGACCACAAAGACTTTTCAATATTCATATGCTTAATTTTAGCGACTTATAGATAAAAAGGCAAATAACAGTTGAGTGGGGTTAGTCAACTTGTCTGCCGTCGCCTTTAGCATTTCTTCCTTCTCCAGAAACATCTGGGGAATTTGCTTGGCGATCTTGAGACCTTTGTCTGGTGTTCCCAGCTTGGGCTCTAATTTCTGCTGCTTGGGCTTGAAGGTCTACAACCTTATCTCCGCCATCAATTGGAATCATGCCCTTTCTAATTCTAACTTCATTAGGGGTAATGACCTGCATTCTTAAATATCTTTCGTCAATTTTAGACTGGGTATCTTCGTCAGTCAATGTTAACTCATTAAACTTTAAAAGCAATGCGTCTGTCTTCTCGCCAAAGATATTATTAATTTTCTTTTCTAGAATCATCTGGGCGGGTCTACAGACTTGCTCTTTAAATGTCTTATCTGCGTCACGAGCAACTGCTAAATTAACTCCTTCTGGTGTTCCTATTTTATTAATTGGAACACGGTGGGCTAGCAAAATTTCATCTCTATTTGATTTACGATATTTTTCAAATGAGCCTTCTTGGTTTCCAGCTTCGATTGGCTCCATCTTAAATTCAACCTTTGAGTCAGGGGTATCTGATGGAAGTGGGACATATAGGGATCTATGGTTCTTGCCCTTTAACCCCACCTGGAAAAATTCAAGCAGCTTTCTTTCTGACTCTGGTGAAAGCTTTGCTCCCTTTACTGTAATAATATATCTTGGGACCGCCTTATTTTCAAAGTAGTCTAGGTTATATCTTCCAGAAAATTCATTACCCGTTAGCGCAACCTGGGCAGCCACAATATCTGGTATGCCGTAGTAGTTGTTCATTGGTGTGTACTTCTTTAAATGTATAATTTCATTTGGTCGATCTTCTTGTCCAGCAATCGGATTTTCTGTTTCTGTGTCTCCAAAATTATTAAAGAACACTGCCTTGCCGTAAAGCAATTGAACAAAGCCATCTCTTAGTCTACGGACACGCATTGTCTTTGCAGGAATATGCCCAATGTATCCGATGTTTCCGCCTGTAGTTCTGCCTATTTCAATATAGCCGTTTCCTGTTGCTTCTAAATCTGTGTACACCTTAATTAATGTTTGAGTAAAGGTATCTTCTTCATTTGTTGTGTCCAGCCATCCGTGTAGGTCTTGGCGCAACTTGTTAAGCTTTTTGCGGGCTCTTTCTAATTGCTTCTCATCTGTTATTGAATCAAATGCATCATTTGTCTTTTTTGTTTCAACAAAATCGTATCCTAGCCCAACAATGTTTGCAACCTTTGCATTAATTGCTGCATAGTTATATGTTGACACTTCATAAATTTTAGATAGATATTCTTGGTTGTATGGTGGCTCAATAAGGTCAAACATTGCATAGCCACTAATAGCCTGTGCAAGAAGATTTTGTTGTGTGCCTACTCCTTCAATTCCTGTAAAGGCTTTTGAAAACTCTCGGTTAATTTTTCTTTTAAATGCTGTTCCTAAGCCTCTTACTTTTCTTAGGTCATCCCCGCTTATTGCAAATGGGTCACTTGTTGGCTGCTCTTTTTTAAAGGAAAACCAGTCGGCTGTGTTAGATATATCAATTGTATTTCCGTCTTCTTCTTGAACCTCAATCATTTCATGCCACCCATCTTTTTCATTTCATCTTTATAGTTACCAATATCCATAGGGTCTGGAATTAATCCCCAGTTAAGTCTTTGTTTTTGGTATTCAAATTCTTCGTCATCAATTTTTCTTCTTGCAGAAAGAAATTTAGGCCCGCCTTCATATATACCGAATGTGCGAACTTCTCTAGCCAAAGCATCGATTCTGGATCTATTGCCTTTTTTTGACGTGACTGAAAGAAAGTTCCCATCGTCGTCTCCAATCCACCTGCCGTCAGGCATCTCCCAGACATATATGCCTAGTGTGCTCTCTTCATCAAGAACCTTGTATTTAGTATTATTGATATCCATAGGACTTTATTTTACCATTATTGTCTACTCAAGTCCAGCTTTTTGTCAACTGGTGTGACAGAATTATATACTTTGTAACACAATCCAGTCGTTATTGTATGCCCTAAATGGTTTTTCTGTCACAGATATGGACGGATCTGAAACAGATACAGAAGCCTTTCCTATATATAAACCGTAGTGGGTGTTTACAAGTTGCTGAGTAAAGCTATTTGGGTATACGGCAATATTATTATATAGGGATGTTGGCCCACCAGATACTAAATAGTTAAACTGTATATCACCTGAAATTGGTGCAGTAAAGTTAATTACTATATGATGAAGTTCTTCTTCTACTAAAAACGAACTTATATTTGTTGCTGATGTTCTGTCAACTCCGTTTATAAATATTGATAGGATGTTTGCCTTTGAGACCGTCCCAGAGCCGTTCCAGGCATACTTTGTTTCTGGTACACCTGCAGCCGCAGGCAAATAGATTAGGGTGTTAGCGGCGCTTGTAGAGGGCGTGAAGAGCATCTCTGTAGAGTTAACAGGTAAGGAGGCGGACAAATTAAATCCATGCCCTGCTTTTGTTCTTATTCCATTGTCATAATGCCTTGAAAGAACTGGATAATTTATTGATCCAATATAGTATTCAGTTGGAGATGATATTTTATATCCAAAGTTGTCTGCATAGACATCCTTATTTGTATAAAAGCTTACTGCAAAATATGCAAGTCTTGGAAGATATTTACTAGCATCTGAAGTTGTCATAGTTATCTTTAAATAAACTAATCCTGTTGAGCTAAACCCATCTTTTGTGTATTGAGGCAATGGCATTCCATTTGTGCAATTTTGCCATGATATCCCATCTATGCTTGACTCGACAGATATATTTAAATCATTTCTCCATTCAACCTTTGAGGTTACATACGGGATCCCGCTTGGAACCATAAAGAAGTCTTCCATGATAAATGTTTTAGCTACAGGGGTATCAGTCTTATAAAATGAAATATATCCTGCCGCTTCATCATAGTATGTATTTTCGTCTAGGAATTCCGTCCATCTTCTATTGATAGGATATGAGTATTGGAATTGAGCTCTAATAGATGCGTCTGTGCCTGAAAACAATATACCTTGATCTGGAGCAACAATTTGTATTGCAGAAGATGAAACGCTTCCTGCATTAAAATGGCTCAATATTGATTGTGGAGAAAGAGAATATCTATATATTGCTGGAGCATCGACTATAAATGAATCTGATACATTCGATGTTGGCCCTGCTGTAAATGCAATTGCTGTATTTGTAAATTTAAAGTCAAGGGATAAAGATTTTGTTGCTACAAGCCTTGCGTCTACATACAAAGAAATTGAAGAAATTGAATACACTCCAACTATGTGCATTGATCTTTTTGAATAAGTTACTGGGTATCTGATTTCATCGTTTTGAGATACATTAAATACAATATCTCCTCTGTCCCAGTAAAGGCCAATCTTGCTAGTATTGTCTGCAAATAATGTTGTTTTTGAGGCAGACTCAATTGATTGATTAATCCAACACTCAATAGTAAAATCATTATCTGAAGAATACTTTGTTGCCATACCTGGAGTTGAATTTGTTGTGTAATAGTTATTAGTTATAGGGAAAGTTATATATGCTAAGTTTGTAATCTTTGTTCCTGATCCACCGCCTGGAACAAGTGGCAAAATATTTGTAGCAGGAGATCCAGTATAGGCACCATTGTTATTGCAGCCTGAATAGTCCATAGCCACTGAACTGCTTGAAGACTCATCAAGCATCCAGAATCCTATCGGGCTGTCTTTTATAACCTTTAGCCTATATGACATTATCCTCCAATATTTGACAAGGCTGACTCGTAGAACTCTACATTCTTTTTTAGCCTGTCATCATTATTAAGATCTAATGCAATTTTACCATGAAGTAGTGCCTCTTCGTCTAGCCCTAAATTGTAATTAGCTAAAGCCAGTAGGTCATGAGGCTTCCAGCCCCAAGCATCTGCTTCGCAGAAATAGCCTAAGAATTTTTCTTTTATATTTAAGGCAAGCTCTGAATATTCTTTTACCCTATCCCATTCTTGAAGCTCATAAAAATATTGAGCAAGATCTACAAAAGGCTCTCTTCTTTCTGGGCATTCTGCAATAGCCAGTCTGAGCCAATACTCTTTATTGTTTGGCTCACACCTTGCAATATACCTCATAGATTCACATCTTTCTGGCTTCCAAAAAGCAGAAGGTAATTCTAGATGTCTTTTAAACTCAATTGCTGCTTCTTCATATCTGGCATAATAAAAAAGCTCTCTTGCATAATAATGGGCACACCTATCGCTTGTAGGGTCTTCTTGTGCCGCCATTGCTAACAATGGAAGATATTGCCCTCTTGACTTGCTGTCATCTGGATAATGATATATTTTAATATCAACATCTTGTCTTATTTCATCTATGCCATAAAATGCAACAGATTCGTGAATGGGGTATTTCCATCTATGTCCGTGTCTTGAGTGCATTCTTAATGCATCAAATTCAACACCTGGTTTTCCATCTTCATCAAATGAAGTAACTAGTCTATGTATCGGTCTTGTTACTGAAGAAGGAAGTTTTTCTAACTCTTCTCTCCAGCCTTCTGATAACACTTCATCCATATCTAAAGATATGCAATAGTCTATATCGGAAGGAATTAATGCAAGGGCTGCATTTCTAGCATCGTCAAATCGCCAGGGGGCCACGGATATAGAATAAACTTCTATACCCAACTCTGATGCTATTTCTTTTGTTTTATCAGTTGACCCAGTGTCAGCAATCAATAAATAATCTGCATGTTTTGCAGACTCGTACCAACGTTTAACAAATTGCTCTTCATTCAAAGCAATTGTATATACTGCTATTTTCATTAAGTCTCCGACTTTAGTTAGCCAATGATGTTTATAGTGCCTTGCATTGGGGAATGGAATTGACAAATATAGTATAGCGTAGATGGTGCTAATGCGTCAACAGTAAATGTAATTCCGCCTACATCGTCTCCATTATTTGTTACACCAGTATTGTACTGATCTCCAGTTCCTGTAGTTGCAGCAGTTTTAATCCAAAACGGGTGACCTTGAGCATTTACAGTAAAGAAATATGTCTGTCCTCTTACAAGAGTTAAAGCTTTGTTATTTATTCCATCAACAGAATATGCTCCTGAACCAGAGTTAACTATTTGAAAGTTTTGAACAATACTTATTCCTGTTGGTCCTGTAGGTCCGCCTGATGGGCCTGTTGCGCCAGTTGGCCCTGTTGGCCCTGTTAGTCCTGCGCCTGTAGGTCCTGTAGATCCAGTTGCTCCAGTTGCTCCAGCGGTTCCTGTTGGGCCTGTTGGGCCTTGAATACTTGATCCGTTTGCGCCAGTTGCGCCAGTTGAACCAGTTGCTCCTGTGGGTCCTGTAGGTCCAGCTACGCCTGTTTGTCCAGTTGCTCCTGTGGGTCCTTTAACGCTTCCAACGTTAGTCCAAGCACTACCAGTCCAGACGTATAAGTCTCCAACAACTAGGTAACCGTCTCCCAATGTTCCTGATGGACGTGCTGCAATAAGAGCAGCTTCTGTTGCATATGATCCTAAAATTCTAACTGAGCTTCCGTCTGCTCCTGCAGTTCCTGTTGGGCCAGTTGGGCCAGTTGCTCCTGCAGGACCTGTAGGTCCAGCTACTGTGCTTGCCGCTCCAGTTGCTCCAGTTGCACCTGCTACTCCAGTTGGTCCTTGAACCAATGTAAAGTTTAAAATAAGATCAGTTGATGTACCTGAATTTGTAACCTGTGGAGTGCCTGTTGGCCCTGTTGGTGTAACAAGACCTAAAGCTATTGTTGTTGGTCCAGCTGGACCTGTTGGGCCTGTTGGTCCTTGTTTTAAAATAAAATCAAGTAATGCTGCAGTTGATGTTCCAGAATTTATAACAGAAGGGATTCCAGTTGGCCCTGTAGATGTTACTGTTCCAACACCGACAGTGGCGGCAGATCCAGTTGGTCCAGTTAATCCAACTGGTCCTTGTTGTAGAACAAAATCAAAAACTCCAGCGGATCCTGTTCCAGAATTTGTAATAGATGGTGTTCCAGTAGGGCCTGTTGATGAAACTGTACCTACTGCAATTGTAGCTGGGCCAGTTGCGCCAGTTGGGCCTTGGAATTGTCCAGCATCAAGCCAAGCAGTTCCGTCCCAAACATATAAATGTAAATCAGTTAATACAATCCAAGAATCTCCTGCAGTATTGCCAGAAGATGGTAATGCAGCAACATTTGCTTTTGTTCCTTTAATGTTAATAGATCTTCCAGCGGCGCCAGTTGGGCCTGTTGACCCTGTTGACCCTGTTGGACCTGTTGACCCTGTCGATCCTGTTGGGCCCTTATAAGTCCCACCGTTTTGCCATGCAACTCCATTATAAATGTAAATCTCTTGTGTTGAAGAAACAATATATGCTGACCCAAGTGGTGCAAGTGATGGAAGATCTCCTACTGTAGCAACAACACTTTCAAGTCTTAATCCAGTTCCTGTTGCGCCAGTGCTTCCTGTCGCACCTGTTGTTCCTGTTGGGCCTGTTGGGCCCGTAGGACCCGCTGCGCCATTAACACCAACTGTTCCATTAACTCCTGGGTTTCCTGCAACAGCAAATACCCAATCTGAATATGTTCCTGTTCCGCTTCTAGCATCTACATCTACAGATATACTTACATTTTTTACAACCTGTGTAATAACGCCTTCAACGTATGTAGTTAAAGCTAATGGGTTTATAACACGAACACGTTGTCCTGCTGTGTATGCACCGCTATTGTTTACATAAAATACTTTTCCACCTAGTGTTACTTGGTTTGTTGTTATTGAAGTTATATCTGAATATCCAGCTCCAGATGCTCCAGTGGTGCCTCCGCCTGTGCCTCCGCCTGAAAGTGTTCCTGATAAATCTACACCTGATATTGTTAGTGAGTAACAGTTTGGTGTTGTTGTAACTGCTGCAATAGATTCTCCAGCATTTAAAATTAATGAATGCTCTAGTTTAAGAGTTGTGTTATTTCCAACAGTGACATTCCCATACAAGGTATAAGGGTCTAGGCTTGATCTATTTACATTGTATAGATTTATTACTTGATCGCCATTTTCTCCTAAAAGGAATATGCTAAATGGAAGTGTTGAGCCACTGAAGTTTGTTACAGTAAACTCTTTAATAATTATTGTAGATACAGCTGTATAAATCTTAGTTGGAGATGCTGGAATTAAAGAAGGTCCTGCAAATCTAATTGGAGCATATGACATACTTTAATTCCCCCTTAGACTATAGACCACTTAGATATTAGATCTTTTTCAACAGTTTCATATTCTGAAAATTGTAAAGCTCTATCGTAAATTAAAAATTCTCCAATTTTAAAGTTTCCAAAAGTCGAAATATATCTTCCAATTGCTTGCCCAGTCATTGAAGCTACTGGCCCACCTGTTACGGCACGTGAAACTTCTGCTCTATTTCGTCTTACAGTTCTTTGATTATTTGATGAGTCATAAACAATTGTAAAAATTTCTGTTGTACCTGCTGGAGTAACTGTTATAATAGATCCTTGATCATCATTATAGAATCCAGTTCTATGTGTATTTGATGTTAAGTCTCCTGCATAAAAATTTGTTCTTGTTCCTGTATTTGTTCCGCCAAAAATCCATGTGTTAGGATTTGCTGGGTTTGATGCAACATAAATTACTGTAAATGATCTTCCTGCAATATACGCAAGTGTTTGATCTGAAAACGTCATGAAGTCATCTACTCCATCAAACTGAAGTGCTCCAAGTCCACCCAACCCTGTTGCTTGAAATAGTGGTTTATTTGCCTGTGTTGCTTGAACCATGTGCCGACCTGCACCAGACTTATCGTTCCAAGCGGAAGCAAAATTGCTTCCATCTCTAATCACTGTAGCTGGAAGAGAGGCGTCTAGATGTAGTCTTAGTCCTACTGTAGTAAATCTAGCTCTACGAAAATTTGAACGTTGATTAGGTAGCAATTAGTTTTCCTCTGTTCCACCATAAACTACAGGCTTCTCTGGCCAGGTAATCTCTGATACATTTGAATATTCTTTTAATAGGTTTAGCTTTTCTCTATACTTAACCCAGGCCTGCTTATCTTTTGCAGACAAATCTGATTTAGTTTCGAGTCCTTCTGTAGACATAAGTTCAAAATTGATATGCGCCAGCAAAATATCTTTTTGATCATTTACAGAAATTGGCTCTACCTTTACATTGTATACTTTTTTGTTTTTAATGTATGGGTCACATGAAACTAACTTTTCGGTGTTTGAATCATATTCTAAATCTGTGATGACTGGATATACATCGTTGTCCTTTAGAAAATCTCCATAGTCGCCAGTAGCGGGAAATGAAGTATTTGGAAACAATACTGTTATTTCACCAACATTGATGATTTCTTTATCCTTAACTACTGCGTACATGAATTCTCCTTTTAATGTTAAACGAATAGATCAGCGAATGCATATCCGCCGTATATAGTTGTTCCGCCATCTCTTGTGTAGAAATTCAATAGCGTTGTATTAGTTGATAGTAATGGTGCTACGTTTGCAGCTCCACCGCCGTCCCATCTAATTGCTCCTGGCCATGTGATCGTGTAAGATCCACCAGCTTTAATTTCTACTTGCCAAAATGCTGCTTTGTTAGTAGCTGGAATTCCTGTAAAAGCCACTGTCATGTTTCCGTTAGCAAGCATTCTAAAAACTCCTGCTGCTGACACATCACATGTTGCTGTTCCTCCTGCATTAATTGTTCCTCTGTTGTTAAATTCAACTGGAATATTAAAGTATGTAAAACCTTGGCCATTAATTGGGGCTTGAAGGTATGTATATGTCCACAAAGATGGTGTAACAGCTTGTGGGGTCATTGATACTGGCATTTTATTCTCCTTTTATTTCTTTAATTATTAAGCTTTTACCCAATAGGTAATCTTGCAGATTCCTGAACCACCTGTGTTTGCTGCTCCGCCGCCTCCACCGCTGCCTGAGTTTGGCTGAGCGCTATGTCTTGGAGATCCAGAGTGATCTCCTTGTCCTGAGCCTCCACCTGCTGATCCTCCGCCACCTGATCCTCTTCCACAACCTCCGCCTCCTCCAGCTAGTCCGTAAAGTCCTGAGCCTCCACGACCACCGTGTGATCTGTATGCTGAGTCATTTGAGTTAGCTGCACCTGGTCCTCCACCTGATGAACCTTCTGATGAGTTTCTGCTTCCACCAAAATAACCTGCGTATCCTCCTGAGTTAGGGAACTGCACATTAGCTTGATCTCCAGCTCCTCCTGCTCCACCGCCGCCTCCGCCGCCTCCCCATGAATTTTGCCATTCACCTTGTCCGCCACCGCCTGAGCCAATTCCTGTTCTATTATTAGCTCCTGGACCATTTGAACCTGATTGTCCATTACCTTGAGTTGAACCTCCACCGTATGCAACCATGTAAAATGGCTGTCCTGAAGTTCCAAATGTTGAGTTTCCACCCTGTGAATTACATGTTCCACCGTTTGCAATACCAATTGAAATTCCCTGTCCTATTGGAACTGATGAAATATCAAGAGTTCTTTTTAGAAGCTGTCCTGCTCCACCGCCACCGTGATCGGCTGAACCGCAAGTACATCCGCCTCCTCCGCCACCGCCAACTAAGATGACTTCAATCTGTGGTGCGCTGTTTGCTGGACGTGTCCATGAGCCACCGCTTAAAATTGTTGATTCGTAAGCATTATAAAAACCTGAAAGATTTTGTGCAATCAACGGGATTGCAATAGATGTTGAAAGAGCTGTTGTTGATGCTAAAATTTGTTCATCTAATCCTGGTACATAAATTTGATTAATTGTTCCGTATGTTGCCATTATGACTTTACCTCGATTTCAAGAACAGTTTCTGGTACAACGTGCTCTGGTTTTGGTCTTACTGATTCTGGTGCTTTAAACTTATTCTCTTCTAGAGTCCACATGATGCCTGGTTGTGGATCATAATCTGTAATATCTATCCGATCTAAGCCAGAGAAATCTGGATGAGATTCAATAAAATCTTCTTCCGCAATAATAACATTTCCTATAGTGTTGTCTACTAATAGTGCCCAAGTTCTTGACATTATTCTTGCCCCCCAATTGGCTCAGCTTCTACTGGATCTGTAAGTGGAACAATGTGCTCTACAACAACATCTGAAATAAATGGTGTAGGCTTAGTCCACACTTCTGTTTCTCTGTTGTAAGTCCATTGAGGACCTGGCTTGTCATCATAGGCCCAGTCAGTATAATCAAAATATAAAAGATCTTTTAAATCTTCATTTTCTGCAATTGCTTCAGGTGAGACTAGATTCAGTAAATTATGTACTGTTCCGTCTTCATTAATAAATACGTAATCTCTCATAATTATGCCTTAACGTAGTATGTAATAATAGCTACGCCAGAACCTCCCTTTTGTCCATTTCCACCTGAGTGGTTATTTCCTCCGCCGCCTGAACCTGTTCCGTCCATGCCTTGACCACCTGAGTTATCAGTTGTCTGTGATCCTCCTGCGCCACCGCCACAAGATCCTCCTCCACCTGCTGATCCTCCGCCTCCGCCACCGCCTGCAATTCCATACATACCATCTCCGCCTCCACCACCAGTTCCAATCCATGAAGTCCAGCTATGTGATGCACCGCATCCACCACCTGAAGCTCCAGGGCCCCAACCAAATCCTCCTTGACGAGCAGATGATCCAACTCCATTTTGAGTTGTTGTACATCTTGCATTAACGCCTGCGTTTCCTGCTCCGCCGCCGCCTCCGCCTGCGCCATAAGACTGTCCGTAGTTAGATCCACCGCCACCGCCAGATCCGCCTCCGTTTTGATTTCCATAACCTGGTCCCATACTTCCAGAGTTTCCATTGTTTCCGTTACTTTCTGGATATCCTCCGCCTCCGCCACCGTATGCAATTAAATAAAACGGTTGTCCGTTTACACCAAATGAAGAGTTAGATCCGTTATTTCCGTTTGAATTTCCTCCTACAGCTGGACCACCTGCTCCAATGCTAACTGGAATTGTTCCTCCGATTGGAATTGTAGAAATATCTAGCCATCTTTCAACAAGTTGTCCCGCTCCTCCGCCACCTGAGCCAGAGTGTGACCAGCTTACTCCACATCCGCCTGAACCGCCTCCACCAACAAGAATCATTTTAATAACTGGTCCTGTATTAGCTGGACGTGTCCAGTTACCTGAAGAGTATACTCGATCTTCAAGAGGCATGAACATTGAGCTTACTCCACCTGCTGCGATAGCTTGTGCTGTAATACCTGTTTGTAGACCTCTTGTTACAGCCTCATTTATTGTTGTTGTAAGTCCTGGTAAATAAGTGGACTGCGAGGTGCTGGAAACTTCTGACATATTATTACTCCTTTAAATTACGATGATGTTATTTTTACGCCAGAGATAAACATTGTAACTGCGTTGTTATTTGATGCTGTTACTAGAATGCTCTCTGCTGTGTTAAGAACTTGCTTAATATCTAATGTCATAAAGGTTTGTGGTGGAAGGCTTAGCTGATAAGCCAAGAATGTTCCTGCCATCTTTACGTTAAATGTTTGTGCTATTTGTGTGATGTTCTGAACTGTGATAGATGTGATAACATCTGTCTCTGCTGCTGGTACTGTCCAAACTCCTGTTTCAACGTTTGTTACTGTTCCTGCATAAAAACGTGCTGGTAAACTGACTGTTGTTGGCATTTTATATTACTCCCATATTCTGATAGATTGTAAAGTTATTTAATTCATTAGCAACAGCTGCTACCTGTGTTGCTCCTGCTGCAGCTACTGCTGCTACTTGTGTGCTTCCTGCGCTTGAAACAGTTGTTACGGCACCTGTTACTGCAGTTGAGATATCATTTAGCTTTGTATTTGTAGCTGCCAAAACGTCGTTGACTCCCAAAAGATTTCCCATTGATTCAATAGCTTTGGCTAGATAAACCAATTCTTGTGCTCCAAGTGTCGATCCGCTAAGGGCTCCTACCTTGGTCTTGAATAATTCTACTTGGGTTGTTAAACTTGCATAATCTGGCATGTTGTATCTCCTATACCTAAAAGTATATCATAAATCTTTATTATCAAAGGTAGTATTATCTACCTTTGCTTAACTTATTATACCCCACTGGCCTTCTAGAAGCCAGTGGGGACAATAGGTTTTTAGAGGATCCCGCCGTAGTACAAAGTTATACCCATTAGAACCACTGGGACAACTAGGGCAAAAATTGCCTTGTAGTAATCCTTAAGAGGGGTTCTAAAATAGCTCTTCCCTACAACCAGACATTTATGTGCTGGAGACAACATATATCCAGCATAGTCAACAGCAAAGAATAATGGCAATGTCTCAATGCCAAAAACCCCTACTGAGATAACTACAAATCCAGCAAATTTGCTGCTGCTTCCAAGGGCAAAACTAGCCAGGAATCCAGCAACGGCAACTAGGAGTATTAGATTATTTCGATGTGCTTCTTCTACCCATGAATTAATAGTGTCAAAATTAGCCTTAACAATATTACTTAGGATAATAACAATACCAGTAAACAAAAGCACTCTTGCATAATCAACTAATTGCTTGCGGTCACGCTTTGCATCTGCTTCAATTTGCCAAGGCTGCTTATCCTTTTTCTTTAAAGGCTTGTCTGGAATATTAATATCAATATCCTCTTCTTTTAAAATCCTAAAAATGTAAAATAAAATTACGATTACTGCTGTAGCAAGCAAAGGCCAAATTTTTCCAATAAGGGCCCAGTAGCTAATATTTAGCGCAGCCATTGGTAGAAGGACTGTTGCTTCTAGTGGTGACCAAAAATAGAAATGGTGCGTAGACAGGTAATCAATGATTCCATAATTCTTACGCTTCTTTTGATCTTCTGGGGCAATTGTATCTAGAGCACCAGCCGAAATAGCGACACGTCCTGAAATTGGTAGCACACCAGAGAAAAGGGAGATAAGAGCAACTACTGCTCTTTTAGATTTAACAGTTTTGGCAATCCAACTATAAAATGGCAGGAATACCTGGGTTTTCTTTGCAGCAAAGGACAATGCCATTACTGACGCTAGCAATATCAAGAACTGCTGATTTGCTAACAATAGGGATGATGTAAATTTCATCAATATCTCTTTCTGTAATTTCAAGTGTGGGACTTGAGGCCCTTTCCACACAACATAGTCTTATATATGCTCGTATCTATGCTGGCGCAAATTTATTTTATTTTTTTTACTACTACTACGTATAATCCGTTCCACCATTCTGATTCGGACTCTAATGAATTTAATATTTTTTTACTATACAATATTTTTAATCCAGACTCAACTATGCCCTTATGGGCACCCTGTACCACTTCAGTCCAATTTGCGTCGTCAAATATTAAAACAGACTCATCAGCAAATGCTGCTGAATAATATTTAACAGCTTTTCTTGTGGACTCAGCATCATGTGGACCATCATAAAAGAAAAGATCAATATCTGAAATATTCTTTATGTTAACCCTAAACATATCTGAGTTAGATATAAATACCTTATTGTCTCCTTTATATGGATCAATATTCTTTTTGAACTCTTCAAGAGAATTAGTTTTTGGAGTTTCCCACCCTTCTCTAACGGCTTGTGGGGCTTCCTGCCATGTGTCTACAAAGTATGCATGTATCTTGTTGCCGATTAACGCAGCTGCGGCTGTAGCGCCCTGATAAGAACCAATTTCGAGGTATTTAGAGGACGACTTAGCTAGACCATTAATTAAAGACTGAACTCTTGTAGATGTTAATCCTGGTATATTAATTTTAATTGGATTATTTACTGAGTCAACTAATTGCTGTGCAACAATAGCAACCTTTGGGCTTATGTGGTTGCCATATTTGGCAGCCATTATTTTGTCACAATAGCCACAATCCCAGCAATCAAATTTACAATTTTTGATCTTATTGCGCCAGATGGTAATTGGTTTGTCAACCATATTAGTTTCTTCAATAAAATCATTAAAGCTGTCAAATAGAATTTCTTCATTATTGGCATACCTCCTGATTATATCCATGGTCTCCTTAAGCCTTGTATGAGACTCTCTACCATGCATCTTAATAACATCGATACCTAGATTATCTAGGAACTCCTGCCAATCCTCACGCCATGGTGGGAAATTAGCTGTTTTTAAAGATACCGCAAAATCTTCATGATCCCACTTCGGGCAAGAAACCCTGCTTATTGGGTCATTAAAATATTGAGGTCCGTCTGTGCGTGTATTATTAAACTGATAATGTTCATCCATCATTATGCATCCGCCGTAGCAACCCTCATTAGCAAGCAGTGATAATTTTACACCAAACTGAGTCTTTGCCTTTTTAAAAAGCTTTAGCTTTGCATGATCACGCATTAGGTCACGGTCCAGGTTGACATAATCAAATCCAGCCTTGGCTAGTTTTTCTATATCCCTTGGCTCTGAAACATTTCTAAGAATAGTATTCTTTACAAATAGCTCTGGAAACGCTTTTTTAATTTGGCCTGTTGCCATCCAGTGGGTGTGAGGTATTGTGGCAGACCTAATTCCCATTTCATATACTGGCAGAAAGCTTTTAATAAACAGGTCCAGGTTTTGTTGGTCTGGCCTAACTTCCGTATTATTAAATACAGCGGAGGCAAGAACGCCTGTCTCTTTCTGAATATACAATGCAAGATCAATTAGATAATCGTGGTCTTCTTTTCCACCCTGAAAAATATCGCCCATGGCGTCTTGATTAAATGGGGCAACCCTACAGGTAAAATAAAAATCATATATGTAGTCTTTATAGTCTTTTAAGAAAGAAATAAATTCATTTAGCTGATTCTCATTTAGCTTTGGGTTTAATGGTACGCTAAACATTTATCCTACAAATCTATTTTTGATAAAGTATCCGCATCATAATGAACGCCAAAATGATTATTTAATAGTATACCAGCTTCTACCCAGTCTTGGCAAGAGATAATCTTTTGATATATCTCATTCTTTTTGTTTAAAAGGTATTCTTCAGACTCAAACCCATCTTCTTTTAAAAAGTCAGGAGTATTTCTTGACAACAAAAGTTTATTTGAATAGTATTTTTCTAGCATAAAGATCATTGCAGATTTTTGGAAAAGGCATGCATTTTGTTTATCTTCTTCAGTTAATGTATATTTAAACTTACCCTCTACCTGCTCAAATGGCTTGCCCTCTAGTTGTGATAAATGTAAAGTGTTTGGCCTAAGCTTTATATAGCCTTTATATTTTCCAACAAACTGATACGCAAGAGCAACTTCTTTTGTTACCACCGTCATTCTTGGAAGGTCCAGATATAGCATCTGGCTTTCATCTATTGCCCCTATGAGCAAATTGTTCCATTCACCAATATGTTGGATGTAATTATTTTTCTCCGTTTTATCTACGGGGTCAAACAAAAAATAAAGCATTAGTCCAACTGTGTCCAATCTTCTGTGACAGAATTTTCAATCTGCAATCTTTCTTTTACTTGATTCTCTAGATCTACAATAGTTTGATTAGTTACTATTGCTTTTTCTACCGCATTTTCAATTGCTAATTTTCTAATTTCTGTTGGCAACTGATCTATGGCCTCCATGTTCCCGTTATTTACTCTTCCATAGAACATTAGGTCATACCCTGCTTGAGCGCCTAATCTAACTGCCCAAAGCTCTGCTTCTAATCTTTCTTCCTCTTCATGGTTTCCGATAATGTCCATTACCAGTCTGCCGTCTGGAAGCTTGCCTTCTTCTGACTCATTAAATCTTTCAATAAGCATCATATATTTATCACGCTCATCGTATGTCATTGTTAAATAAACTTTATTTTGATTGTAAGTACGTTCTTTTTCAAGTATGTTTAATTGATGAATCTTTTTTTGTGCTGGGGAAGACGTTAAGTCAATAAGCTCTTTTTCTAATTCAATTTCTAGTTTTACTCTCTCTAGTTTTAGCTCTTGCTCTGAAATTAATGTTTCTCTTGATCCTAGTTCTAATAGTAGCTGACGAAGCTTTCCAAATGGTGTGAATTGTGAACCGCCAACAAAATTATCTATCTTAAAAACTGGAGTTCCCCATTGCCTGTTTACGGCATAGAGCAGTATGTCTTTTTGACTTTTTGTATAATTAGAAGTATCCGATATAATATCGTTTATGTAACGCATTTTAGAACCTATCTACTATGATCGTTGAGCAGAGTACGCTGAACTTCTTCCAGGCACTCCTTTTGATTGCATTGTTCCGCCGCCTTCAAATCCACTGTCTGTTGCGTAATTAAATCTCCAAGACCTGTTGTTTTGTTCTCCGTTATAGTTTCCAAGCATATACTGGTGCGCCTGCCCCATATCGTGATCTTCTTCTCCGCAATTTGTAATAGGCTTTGAAACGTTTCCTATATTTGTTTCAGTGGTCATGTTAAATCTTCTTAAGTTATTGCCTCCAGCATAATCTCCTTCATTGGGAGCATACCCCTTTTCTAGTTTTGTAGAAATAGCTTTTTGTTGTCCGTGTGCTCCATAAACATTTGTTGACTGCTGGGTTTCTGTTGCAAAATTAAATCTAAACCCGCAGATGCTGCTATTGCCGTCTCCATATTGGTATCCATGGTTTTCTCCATAAAAAGAAGATCCGCCTGAAGCGCCTTGCTGACCAAAAGATTGTCCGATATTGCTTATAAATGTAGCAGTAGGAAAATCAAATCTTATTAAAATTCCAGCGTTTGTGTGAGGATTAACCCATGCACGAGCCTGTTCTTTGTGAAGCGCTGTTCCACCGTTTCCTACGTTGGTAGGGGAACCTGTAAATGATGTTCCAGTATTTGTTCTCATACTGTATCTATTGTTAGCTGTACTTGAGCCACCAACTCCATTGTTTGCTTTTAATACATAAGCAAAATTATCGTCAGCCATTCCTGCAGGATAAGCGGTAGAATTTGGCATTGGGCTACCATAATCTAATGTTGTGTCTGTTGAATGTGTTACCTGGTTTACGCTAGTCCAAGGTTGACTGTTTCTATATCCGCATATGACGTAGCCAGTTGTGATTATCTGTCTAAGAAGAAATGAAGTTCTTCCTGTTGCTGTAGCATATCTGGCTGGCGGAAATGGCATTTAGATCTCTACTTTGTATCTTAATTGAATTGACTCTACTCCAAGTACTGGCCAAGTAATATTAAATGGATCGGCTTGATCTGTTAAGTCTCTTAGAGCCTGTCTGTATTCAGTTATCTTTTCTTGATCTGATGCAGAAAATGAATTAAGGACATCTGATGTCATTAAATAGTCTGTTGATGCCAAAGTGTTATCTCTGTGGTATCTTACTTCTTGCTTTCTTGCTTCTTTTGCTGCCGCCTTTTCTGCATTTGAAAGTTTAGTAACAGAGTATTTACCTACAACGGATGTTCCATTAAACTCTCTTGTAAATTCTAATTTTTCAGAGGCTTTATCATATGCTGGAACCTCTACTGCATCATTTACCACATACCATCCGTCAAAGCCCTCTAAGGCTTCCTGGGTCAATGGTGATGGGAAATGTGTAGAAGGATACATTTCTCTTAATGATTGTTCGTTAACAACTGTTGTAATTTCTTCATCTATAACTTGTGCGTACATTATCTTGAGTCCTTCATTGCTAGAGTTCCACGCCAGTTTACACCGTTGTCGTAAGTAATAAATGTTATAACGTCAATTCCACCAGTTGTCAAAGCTGGTGCAGTTGCGGCTGGATATTTTGCATTTGCAAATGTTATTGTATAAGCTCCTCCACCAACCAGCTGTAGTGAAAATCCTACGACTCCAGTTGCTGGGGTGTTTGTAATTGTAAATGTTGTATTTCCATTTACTGTTGCTGTAAAATCATTTGAAAGAGCAAGGTCTAAAGTCTGTGCGCCGCTTACGGTTCCAAGATCTCGTCTTCCAGTCTTGTAGGTCTGAAATTCAAGATTTGTTTTTGCGCTTGTCTCTATAAAAACATCGCTTAGGTTTGCCATTATGCTCTTACCCACCCTCTTGTTGCGTCTACGTAGATCAATCTAAGTATTCCACCGTTAACATTATATACTAAATTTTCTGCAACTCTTTGTATGTTTTGTGAGTTTCTTGCAATTGTAAATGGTACTGATGCAGCTGTTCCAAGTGTATCTACAAACTCAACTGTAAATCCAGCTGCTGGATTTAATGGAAGTGTAATTACAAGTCCTGGTGCTGCAGCTTGAACTAAAAGTCTATCATTATTTGTAGCAGTATAGTTAGATGTTATAATCTTCCAAGTTGATGGAACTGTAGATAAAGATGACTGAAGAGCACTTACTGTAGACTGAAGAGTTGTATATTGATTTGTATTTGTAGAAACAAAACCTTCAATGTTTGTAACTTTGCCTTCAAGAGTTGAAACTTTTCCTTCTGCTGTAGTTAATCTTGTTCCATTAGTGCCGCCATTAAATGCTGTAATTGCTGCATCTTTTGCTGCATTAATTGTTGTAACTCCATCAACAACAGAGTTATTAATATCAGCAACACCCAAAGTGTTAGCCATTTGATTTAATGCCGCACCAACTAATTGTAGTTCATTGGCATTAAGCGCATCGCTTGTCATTAAAGCAGAAGCTGCTGTTTTAAATTGACCTATTTGCGTGGATAATGATGAGTAGTCTGGCATTTTTTAGGCCTGCGCTTCCGTCCATGCAAGCACTGCTGAAATGTTGGCTGCTGAAGAACCAAGATTTGTAGCAACAATTGTAAGGATATCTGGTGCATTAGGGAAACCTGGTGCAGCTGTGCTGCCATCTCCATTTAGAATAGAGTTTCCAAGGTCTCTTGCTTTTGACAAATCAATACGTGTTACAGAGTAGTTTGTACCTCCACCGTTATCTGTATAGAAAGCGAACACACGGTCTCCTCCAGAAACTGTATTTGTAGGAGAAAGAACTGGCGATCCAGGAGTTCCTGTACCGTCGTGATAAATAATTTGTGCAAGGGATCCTGATCCTACTCGGTCTGTTGCCCAAGCACTTGGAATATTAACTCCGTTCAGTGACTGTGCATTTAGAATTCCTTCTACAAGGAACTGTCCCTGTGCAAGCAAGTTAATGCTGTAAAGCTTTAGCTGCATGTTATTTGAAAGTTCACGTAGGCCGAAGTTACGTCCTGTACCGTTATCAACAGAAGGTGCTACTCTAAGCGAAATTAGAGGACGTGCCTGTTGTGTGGCTCCAAACGTCTGAACCACGGCTCCGTTAGGGCTAACCGCTGAAGAAGCTTCATCTGCTTGTGCAACTGCATATGAAATTGTGTTTGATGTAACATTTGCAATAAGAAATGTTCCATTGTAAAAACTTGATGAAGTTATCGTAGCACCTGGCGAAACTGCCTGGAATGGAATATTGCTTGATGTTCTAGTAAATATAACTGTTGTGCTAGTTACACCAGTAATTGTCCAAGTTCCATTGAATACTCCATCTACACCTGTAACTGTAATTGTCTGTCCAGATCTATGTCTGTGTGCAACAGATGTTGTAAGTATTGCCTGGTTGTTGGTTAGCTGCTTGTATGTAATTGTAGATACATCGTTTACGCCTGATATTGTTGCATTGTATCCTGCAAGCAAAGAGTGAGGTGCTGAAGTTGTAATTGTTGCAACTCCTGATGTTCTTACTCTGGAAACGATAGTTGCTGAAACAGATCCAGAACCACCAACCTGCAAGTAGCGCTGCATACCAGCTGTAAAGATGAAGGAAGCGTCATCATCGAAACCACCGTCCATAATTACTGAAGATCCCCAGTGGCTCATAACTGGAGCACATTCTTGAGAAATAACTTGAACTGATACTTGAGCAGATCCTGAACCACCAGGGATCGTTGCGTCTGGTCTAAAGGTTGCTGCTACATATGTTCCATTTAGATTGTAAGCTTGTCCAGAATAGTATGTTACATAAGGCTGTCTACGAATAAGGTTCATTGCCCAACCCTTTGCTGTCTGGCTATAAGCACCAATTGATGTGTACTTTGCAATTTCTACATAGTTTTCATCTTGGATTCTAATATAACCATCTGCTGGCCAGTAATCTACGTTGTCGACATACATTACTGTATCTTGTGGAAGAAGGTTTGAGCCTCTTACTGCTGTTCCACCTGCAACTAGCTTTGAGAACTTAGTAGGCTCATTAATTGCTTCGTATCGTGCAGGTAGGTTACCTGATCTCTGATACGCCGCATAGTTATTATTATTGTTTGAAATTTCATGGCACCAGGTAATTTTTCCACCTTGACCTCTAAATCCATATCTGATGGTTCCAGCGCCATACCATGAATAATCGATATATGTCATTTGCATCTTTGATGGATCAAACTTGTGCCCTGAAGGACCAGTTCCGTCAAACTTATCAAGATTCCAGTCTGCCTGCTTAACCTTAACAATTTGAACTTTACGAACTCTAACGTTTGGCTGAGATGCTCCACGATATGCTGGAGCAATTGTCATAGATGTATCTGATGCAATTTGTAGAACTCTATAAGTTTGACCACGAATTACAATCTTGTCTCCTGAAACAAGCTGCTTTCTAAATATTGTATCTGTTCCTGTAACAGTTGAATTATATCTTGTTACGGAAACATTTCCTCTAAGAGTATTGGTTGCCCATTGACGGCAAGCAAAAATTCCTTGTCCATCATATTCAAAGAAAAATCCGTCTTGCTCTGAATACAAGCCAGCTCTTGTCGATGCACCCTTCCAAATGTATGCTGTACAGAATACATTTACTCCGCCTGGGATTTGATCAATTGCTGACAATGTTTGGTTGAATACTACAATATACTTAAATGTTGTAGAGTCAATAATTGATGTTACAAGGTGAACTCCGTTAAACGGATTATATGAACCTGAAACCTCAACGCCATCAATCTTTACATAAGCTCCTGGCTGCAAGTTGTGAGAAGCATTTGTTGTTACTGTAATTTGTTGTGATCCTGGAACAATACCTGTTGCAGCAATATACTCTACCTGGAATGTTGGTGTAAACTTTGTTCCTGTTGAAAATTGAATTGACTTACCTGACTGATATCTAAAATATCTACGTGTTTGACGCATTGTTTGAGTACCGCATACGTTATTACCTGTTGAAAGAATAACTCCACCATCATGTGGTCTATGGTTTACATAACCTTCTGGCTTAGCATAAAGTCCCTGATCATTTGTATTGATTGGATTAGAAATTTGTGCATTTGCCATAAATGACATTGAGTTTGGTGTATCTACTGTATCAATAAAGAAGCTTCCGTAAAAATTGCTTCCTTCTTTTTGTGTAATAAGAATTGGTGTGCCTGGAAGAAGTCCGTGTGGCTTTGGTGAAACAATTGTAATTCTTGATGGAGTTGCTTGGTTTGATACTGCAGCAAACGATCCAAGGTTTCCAGTAATTCCGCCCATGATATGAGCATTGTCAAAAATTCCTCCACCGTAGATAGATGTTAGGGTTCCATCTAGAATATTTCCATTAACTCTACCCTTTGCAATATATGAAAATGTAGTAGAAGTAAGTGGAGTAACTAAAAATGTTCCGTCTGCTGTGTCAGATGTTGTTTCTTGAACAGAAATAACATCTCCTGAGCTAAGTCCGTGAGGTGAGTTTGTTGTTACTGTAACAGTTGAAAGTGGGGCTGCATTGTCTCCTACAACTAGTGATAGATCTAAAGCGTTTCCTCCAGATGATCTTCCAAAAAAGCCTGGATAATTTTGAATCATTGTAAGTGTTTCCCACTTAGAGTTCTGAATACCGTATTCAAAGTCAGTATCGATAAGAGATGTTGGGCTGGCTGTACGAAGCTTTCCTACAGCATCTACCATATAGTCTGCTGGCTCAAATCTTTCATTATTCTCATCATAAACAACCTGGAAACTGTCGGTTGGCAACATGTTTGCTGTATTATATTTTAAAACAAGGGTTGTGGTTCCGTGATTTCCTTCTCCATCATCCTCATTTAAAGTAAAACTATATAGGCCAAGTGCTGGGTCTGCAAAATTATAAACGATCTTATTCGCTGTTGCGTTAGTAATTAATAGAAGCTTTTCTCTGCGAATGAGTTGAGGAAGCTTTAGAGTTCCTGTTAGTGGTGCGAACTCAATTCCTGTTAGGTTTAAAATTTTTCTTGCCATAGTTTTTGTCTCCTAGAATATCATGCTTGTTGCTAAAAGTGTTGCATTGTTTTGTGACATATTTGTTAAGAACTCGTACTTTGGATAGTATACACCAAGATTTAATATTTGGTCTGCTTTCCAGCTGTCTAGCTCAGTTATTACATTTTGTACTGCAGTTTCTCCAGCTGGACCAGTTGCTCCAGTTGGGCCAGTGATACCTTGTGTACCAGCTGTTCCCACTGGGCCCTTTAAGTTTCCTTGAAGTACCCATGTAGAGTTTGTAGAATTATATTGGAAATAGTCTCCAGTGGTTGTATTTAGATATGTATCTAAACCTAACTTGCTTGCTGGATTCTGTGATGTTGGATTAGCAATTCCTGTAAATGTATAAGAACCTCTTTGTCCCGCCACACCTTGAGATCCTGCTGCTCCTGCCGCACCTGTTGGTCCTGCTGGAATTTGAAAATTAAATATTGCAGCAGATGATGTTCCACCATTTGTAATTGCTGCTGATGTTCCTGCTGCAACAGTTGTTACTGTTCCTACAGAAATAGTTGCCGCTGCACCTGTTGGTCCTGTTGCACCTTGGGGTCCTGGTCTTGAACCAGCGACGGTTACCCACGCTGTGCCGTTCCATCTTTTTAATGACATATTATGACCCTCCTATCCTAAAGTATACCAGAATGCTTATTCAAATCCCATCCAGGCTAAAGCTTTTAAATCTTCAAATACTGTTGAGTTTGAAGAAATAATACTGTTTATATTAGATGCAGTTACTATTGCTAACCATTGGCCCTGGCTTCTTACGTATGCCAGCCCACTTGATGCGTCTGAGGCAACGTAACCATTTGGAGCATTAACTGGAAAATCTGCAACTGTTGCATAGTTGGTAAATGTTAAATCTTTATAGTAGCTTGGAGATTCATTTTCATTTACATCTACCCAGAGCTGAACATTATTTGGATTTGGAGGAGTAGCGCCAAATTCTACAATTGCACCATCATAATCATCTGTATCAATCCAAAGCTCTCCTGGATAAGATGGTGTACCTGGTTCATTTGCGCTATAAATTAATTCTTGAATTGGTTCAACATTGTCAACCCAAAATTCATATTGAGATGGATCTGGTGCAACTCCGCCAGTAAAGAATTGGTTGAACGGCGTGTCAATATCATCAACATCAATCCAAAGATCTCCGTTTGCTGTTGCTCCTGTTGGTGGGGCAATTAGTCCAACAAAAAATGTGCTTGGTGGTGCAGTTACGTCTGTTGGAATTAAAGTTAATCCGCCTCCGCCTCCGCCAGAGCCCTGAATATCTTGCCAAAGAAGTCCGTCCCATACTTTTAACTTATCTAGAGGCTTGTTGTAATAAATTTGTCCGTGTACTGGAGACTCAGGCGGTGAGTCTAATCCAATAATTACACCATTAGTATAAGTATTCTTGGATGTCCATGTATTTGTTGTAGACAAAGAAAGATCTGAAGAAACATATTGCCAAGATGATGTTGATGCTTGCCAAACCTTTAATGCCCTCGTGTTGCCGCTTCTATATTCATCTGTATCAAACCAGAAGGCTCCGTCTGCTGGAGACAATGGAGCAGAAGCAGACATAATAGCTTTTGAAGGTGGAATAATTGTTTCAAGAATAAGCCGATTGTTTGTATCATCATATGTTGCTGTTATGTTAGGATTTAATCCATGTGTAAATAATGGAGCTATATAATCTTGCGCTTGCTCTTGAGTTAGCTGTGCTGTAACAGCAAGGTTAATTTTATTTGTAGCATCGTCATATGTTGCAGTTACGTTTGTGTGACCCGCATGTGCAAACATTGCTCCAGCTGTATCTGCTATGGTTTCTGGGGCGTCAGCTATTGCAAGATATGTGCTTGCCGCAGTGGTTATATTTAACTTAGTAGCAAGGGCAGTTGTTATTGTTGTTGCAAAACTAGCATCATTTCCTAAAGCATCTGCAATCTCTTTTAATGTATTCAAAACTGCTGGAGCAGAAGCAACTAAGTCAGCAATCTTTTGATTTACATATGCCTGATCAGCAATTACAGATGTATTTACTGCTAGTGTTATTGTATTGGCAACATCATCATAAGTCTTTGTTATTCCATTGCCCGCCGTTAATGATGTGGCAATTGCATCCATAACCTCTTCATCGTCATAATTTGCGCTTAAACTTAATGTAGCATTAGTATCATTATATGAGACAGTTATGTTATAGTGGGTTCCGTCTGTGATTAACTTTGCCGCTACGTCTTGAATTTTTTCGTCTATATTTAATTGAGAAGCAGGAACAAATCCGCTTTCGTCAAGTTCGGCTACACCATCCGCATTTCCAAGTAGGGCTAGGGGAACATAGGTATTAGCTGCTGTATTTCCAAGTCCAGATACTGCTGTATCTACATATGACTTCGAAGCCATTGTATTTGTATTAGTCCATAGGCCTGTTGTTGCGTTATATATTAAAACTTCGCCTGTTGCAGGGGCTGTAATTGAAACATTATGTAATTCTTCTAGCTCAAATCCATTTTGAACTTTAACAAAAATTGTACCTTGGTTTGCATGTGCTCGTGTGACTATACCAATAAACACTAAATGTTGCGGGGCTTTTGGTTTATTTGTTAAACCATATATTAATGTTCCTGTTGATCCTAACCATACGGGATCTCCAACTGTAGAGTTAGATGTATTCAGGCCAGAAAGTAATCCTTCTGTAATAACAAATCCACTATTATTTGAAGATAAATTTTGAGCAATAAGACCTAAAGTTTTTGATGATGTAGATTCTGCTGCATTGCTTGCTCGTGACACAAGCATAGTTTGTTCATTAGCTGAAGTTACATATACTGGCTGTCCAATTGTGAGGTTTTCGGCTGCTTTTACTGTGTGTTTTAAAACTGATGTATAATTTGCTGATGGCGCATTTGAAACCGATAAAATTAATTTATCTGCTATGTCATCATAAGTAACAGTTAAATTAGAATGATCAATATGGTTTAATAGACCTGCCGCAAGATCTTGAACCTCTTCGCTATCTAGAAAGTTTAGCTCTAGCTGTTTTACTTTATAATCAAGAGAAGCTGGGTCGGTAGAGTTGTTAACACCAACCTTGGTTTCAAGGGCCTCAATGGCATCATTTGCATTTGCGTGTTGGGCAGCGTGAGATACAGTTTGTACCGAATCCGTAGATTGCGGATTTACAAAATCATCTTTAGAGGTTGGGAATGAGGTTGCCATATCATAATTATACCGCAAATAAACTATAAAACGTTTATGTTACTCGTAACTCTTTCTTTTCCATATGTTTTGCTTATACCAGCCAATCATAGACTTGGTTGAAAGCCTGTGGTTTATCTCTGCATTTTTAATTATATCTAAATCTGAAACAGCTTTCCAAGGCTCTCTTTTAATAGGTATAATTTGAGCTACTGGGGTGCCAGCCTCAATTACTCCAGAAAACCCTTTTCTTATGTAAAATGGAAAATTGCCTGGTTGCATATCATATGGTCCGTCTACTACACCAGACAACGTGTAGAATGGCAGGTCAACTCTGTTTAATGGATGAGTAAATAAAAAACTATATCCTTCTGGTATTCCAATTGCCACTTTTGATTCCCACGCAAACTGCTGACTATAAAATCCTGGAGGGGCTGGTACTTCTTGATTTGCAGATCTTTCTGCAATAAAATGCCCATCTAGCCTGTGTCTAATCTTTGGCTTCCCATCTTCTATTTCAACTAAAAAATCTATAGGTGCTGTTAAAGCATATCCAGTAAGCATTGAATCCATATATGGACCACAAACTTTTACTGTAACATTTGGTGGATTAAGGCTGTATTGCTTTGCTCCATTTTTAAACTTATCAATAGACTTATACCAGTCAGGGATTAAAGATTTTATTGGAACTATTGGACTAAAGACTTCATCGTACATAGCAAACTTAAGAATTTTTTGCTTCATAGCCGACCCTTCTACTTAATTAAAGCTGCTTGTCTGCTTCTTCTATTGCTAAATCTTCTGCTAAGATTTCTGCTTCTGTTCGTGAGCCGTTTGCTGATGATGCTGGGTATGAAAAATTTTCTCCATCCCAATCCCAGTTTGTCATATTAATACCAACTCCTCCGTTGGCATAAATTTCAGTTACATCTATAACTACTGGGTCACTTAAAAATATTGAAGCAAGTCTCTCATCTGTATGTAAAACGTCTACAACTTTGCCGTCAATAACAAAAGCAACTTTAATTGGTGGATTTTCCATTATATAATTTCCTCATCTTCATCTGGATTAACTGCGGACCATTTGCCTAGAGGGCAGCTGGCGTTTGGTAATTTTGTTTTTAAATTCATAATGCATCCACACTGCTTACATTGAGAAGTTACTTTAATAAACTCTGGACAAACCTTGCATATTTCAAGTCGCTCTTGGGCTAAATCTTCATCTACCCTGCCAAGCTCTTTATTAAATAGATCCCAAGGTCTGGCATCTCTCATATATGGGTTTTTCATTATTATCTCTTTCTATTTATATTTATATTGTAGCAGAAAAGTTAGAAACTGTCGAGCCCTGATTATATGGAGATGGGGATTTTATTATTCCAACTACTCCTGTACGTGCTGGTGAAGTAATTGTATCTGATCTTTCTCCTATAGAATTAGTCATTCCTATTGTAGAATATGCAATAGACTGTACATTTGTTCCTGAAATAACAACCTTTATTGCTAGAGGCTGTGATGGTAATGCAACATCTGTTCCGACTGAGCTTACTACTCCTCCAATTGACTTTATTACCTTTAAATAATAATTATAATTTGTTTGTGTTGTTGTCTGAGTGTAGCAGCTGTATTGAGTTGGTCCAGGGCCAACAAAACATGTTGTGCCAGATAAAGATCCTCCTGAAGGGCAGCTATAACTAGCTGCTACAGAAACATTGCAAGTAGATCCATTAAGGTTTCCTCCTGAAGGGCAATAATAATATCCCCCTACATCAACTATGCAATTGCTTCCAGATAGGTAACCGCCTGATGGACAAGTATATCCTCCAGCAACTGGAACTGTACAGGTGTTTCCAGACAAAGACCCACCTGAAGGGCAAGTGGTTGATGCTGGAGTACTTACTGTGCATGTGGTTCCAGATAGTGTTCCTCCTGAAGGGCAAGACCACACACTTGATCCTGGATAATAACAAGTAGATCCTTGTTTTTCTGTTCCGCTGGGGCAGCATTGGCTAAAAGAATATGTTTCATCACATGGCCCGTCGCATTGCCAGCATAGTGGTATTCCGTTTGTTCTTTGATAAAAATCTTTAGCAATATTAGTAGCACCGCAACATCTTGTTCTTGCTGTAAAAGAATTACTAGCATTGTACGTATAACTAGAGGCTGGTTGAGTGTATGCGCTGTATGTATAACTATACGATGGAGCATTATATGCAGAGTAGCTATATGAAAAAGCATTCTGATATGAAGCTGAGTAAGAAAAAGAATAAGCTGGGTTTAATTGTGCTGCATAAGAAAATGCAGCCGATCCAGCTATTGTTGAAACACCTCCGCAACAACTTGCAGATGGCGGGTTGCTTGTATTAGTTACTAAACCAGTATTACATGGGTAGCTTGTAGATGTAGTATTATGTGAAACAGAAGCAACCCAACTATTGGCATCTGATACCCAATATGTTAGTCCTGTTCCGCCAGTAACACCTGCAGATGCTGTAAGGTTTGGAAGCGAAAGTTTAACTCCAGATATTGCATACACAGTTGGGTCTGAGCTGCTTATTGCAACTCCAGTTCCAAGCACCCAAGATCCTTTATAGGATTTCCATCCAGCTTTTAATGTTGTGCCGCCAAAGCTATCCAAGAATTGCTGATACGCTTTAAGCTTAGAGCTAATAACTCTTTTCTTTTTAGCGGTTCTCATTAGGCTTCCGTATCGCCAGTTACCAACCAGCTGTTTGCTGCTCTTTTTTCAAGGAATATTGAAGACCATTGCACTCTTGATTTAAATTGACTATCTGGTCCATATATTGATACAGATATCTGTTCACCTTGAACCGTTATTTTTCCTGTGCCTGCTTGAAGCAATTCAAGGCTGGACCCTACTGGAAGATTTAAAGTAAGATCTGCTGGAATTATGACAGTAACTGGTGATGCTGAAGTAAACTCTAGTCTTGTATAAATATCAGCTAAAGCTATTTGATAAAATGCTGCTGCAATTACATTTGATGTTGTAAGATTATTAGATTTTGCATTAAGAGCTGTTTGAGTTGCTGAAGATATGGGCTTATTTGCATCAGAAGTATTATCAACATTTCCTAACCCTACATCGCCTTTTACTAAACCAAATGGCTGATTAATACTTGGAGAGTTTAATGTTTTATTTGTAAGCTCTTCAGTACCAGTAAGCGTTGCAAAATCTGCATCTAACATTGCAGTATTAAATTGTGCCTTTGTTCCAGTAAAAGTGTTTGAAGATAAATTAATTGTTTTATTTGTAAGTGTGTCTGTGGTTGAAGCAGTTATTTTTGTACCCAGGGCGGTTGCTGTTGTTGTAGCAAAATTTGGATCTGCACCTAAAGCGTCTGACAGTTCTTTTAAAGTATTTAAGGTTGTTGGAGCTGCATTAACTAAATTAGAAATTGATGTATCAGTATAACCTTTAACCTCTGTTATTGTGTTAGTTAATTGTGTTTGTGGTACATAGCCATCTTCATCAAGTTCTGCTACTCCATCTACGTTTCCTTTAAGAGATATTGAAATATACCCTGTAGATACAGTATTTCCTAAACCTGAAACAGCGGTATCTACGTATGTCTTGTTAGCAATTGTGTTATCTACTGAAAGAGTAATAGTATTAGCATTATCATTATAAACCTTAGCAATTCCAGTTCCCGCCGAAATTGCAGCTTCAACTGCATCTTGAGCAAGCTCTGATAATTCACTAGGAATAACATTTAAGTATGGCAAGGCATTCCATCTAGAAGATTCTCCTGATGAAATTCCAACTTTAAAACGATTTACAGTTGTGTCAAAACCAAACTCTCCTATTTGTAAGATAGGGTTATTTGTAGTCCAGTTGGTTGAACTGTCTCTTCTTAATTGTAATCTAATTGCCATTTTTTACCCCTTATCTAACATATACATAAATTATACCTGGTTGTCCTGCTCCGCCTGTGCCACCTTGTGTTGCTATTCCTCCACCTGTTCCTGAATCTCTTGATAAAGCCCCGCCTCCACCGCCACCGCCGCCTGACCCCCGACCTGTTGCTCCTGAACCAACCGAACCAGAAGATGTTGTACCTCCAGAACCTGGCTGTGCACCACGACCACCGTCTCCACCTCTTCCTGCATTTGAACCAGGGTTTCCGCCTTGCCCGCCATTAGCTGGTCCGTTTGTACTTCCTACTGCGCCACCGCCTCCGCCACCACCGCTTCCGCCCAAAGTTATTGATCCGACACCAGGTGCAGAAGAGTTTAAAGTTGCTCCGCCAGAACCAGGGTTTCCTTGTTGACCTCCAGAAGGGGTTCCATAATTATAGCTGTATCCTCCACCTGTGCCACCAGATCCGCCACCAGGGCCGCCAGACGAAGCCTCTAAACCAATAGTAGCAGAAACTCCGCCTCCACCAGAGGAACTTCCAGATGTTGCTGTAGCCAAAGAACCAAAACTTGTATTTTGTCCAGAAGATCCTATAGACACCGCAAACACTTGACCAGGGGTTACGTTATAGTTTTTAAAAATAAATCCTCCTCCGCCTCCGCCGCCTCGACCACCAGTAGCACCGCTGCCTCCATCAGAGTTTCCTCCCGTTGCTCCTGTTCCTCCTGCCCCTATACCTTTTACAGCTATTTGAGATACTCCAACGGGAACAGTAAAGTTTCCACCAGATGTAAATGTTTGAGAAAGAGAATATGATTGCTGCTGAATTAAAGTTGAACCAGAGTTGACGCTAGATGTACCTATTACTCCAGCTGCAGAAGATGCAACAATATTAAATACATAACTTGTTCCTGAAGCTAGTCCATTTATTGTCAACGGGCTAGAACCAGTGGAAGATAGTCCTGCTGTACTAGCTTGATAAGATAAAGAGTTTTTGCCCTTTAAATTATGGGTAAAAGAAATTGTTGCTGATGTTCCATCTAGGTTAGATGTTATAGAGTTTATTGTAATTGGGCCAACATAGGAACCTGCGGAGGCCTTTCTGGCACGACTAAACATTATGGAGAAAGATCTCCAATTAAAACCCATAGATCTGTAGCTCTTTTAATTAAAGTTGCACTTGACCATTGAGTTCTTAATTTTAGCCCTGGGGTTCCATTAATTACTGTTGTTCCAACACCTCTTACCGTAACTTGAGAACCTGTTGTTTGCAGAATGTCTACAGAAAATCCAGTGGCAAATTGAACTGAGTCTGTAACATCAATAAACCCTCCTCCAGACATTTCTATCATTTTATTTAAATCTGATGGTAAAACTGCATATGTAGAAGACTGTGTGCTCCGAGTTATAAATCTGGCAGTAGAATCAAGTTTTAAATCTAAGGCACTTTGTGTTGCTGTAGATATTGGTTTATTTAGATCAGTTGTATTATCAACATCTGAAAGACCTACGTGTGCCTTTGTAACTCCGCTAACTGTTCCAGTAAAAGTTGGGGAAGCAATTGGTGCATATGTTGATGCCGCTGTAGAAGAATCTAGCTTTGTGCCTAAAGCTGTAGTAATAGTAGACGCATAAGAAGCATCGTCATTTATTGCAGCTGCTAGTTCGTTTAAAGTATTTAATGCTTCTGGAGCTGAATCTAGTATATTAGAAACTGCAGTTGATACATAAGACTCTGTTGCAAAATTTCCATCTGTCAGTGCCGCATTAAACTCAGCCAACGTTCCACTAAGCGTATTTCCGCCAACTGTTATATTAAATCTTGTTCCGCCAGCATTTGTTACTAGGCCAGAAACATAACCGACTCCAGAGTTTGCTATTGATATAACACCTAGGGAGCTAATATTTATTCTTCCGCCTCTATCTAAACCTGCTTGATAAATTGGTATATTGTTTTGTCCAGCAAGCCCATCAATATTATCTACCCCATAAATTGATGTTATGCCAGTTCCTAAACCAATTGTTTTGTTTGTTAAAGTTTGAGCAACTGTATTTCTTGTAATTTCTGATGGGATTTGAGAATCAGGAATTAAAGCATTTGCATCAAGCTCTGCAACTCCATCTACCTGTCCCATTAAACTTAAGGGAATATAAACTTGAGTAGTTGCACTTTGTAATCCTGATATTGCTGTGTCAACATATGTTTTATTTGCAATAGTAGTGTCTACTGAAAGCGTAATTGTATTTGCAACATCGTTGTATGTCTTTGTAATTCCATTACCCGCAACTAATGCTAAATCTATAGCATCCTGGGCAAGCTCTGTTATTTCACTGGCCTCAATAGTAACAAAAGCAAGAGCTGGCCATAAAGAAGATCCGTTGCCAATCTTAATTTTATTTAAAGTTTTATCGATTCCAATTTCGCCATCTTTTAATACATATGTGGCGGCAGCCCATTGTGCAGATGTTCCTCTTTTATGTTTTACTGAGCTATATGTCATAATGAACCTGCATCAATGTCTTTAGTTTCATCATATTGAGATTGTGAAGTTCCACCGTCAAATATTGTTACGGTTGGGTTGTATGCGCCTGCGTATACAGTATGAATATCTCCATCATATGTATGAATGTGATTTTCTAATAAGTATTGAGGTCCACTTGAGCCTACAGGTAACCATTCTATTCCTGAATATACTCTAAGTTCTTGTGCTACTGTATTGTAATATATATCTCCACGACGACCAACTGATGGATCTGATGATAACTCTACGGCATTAAGGGGAACTAATCTTTTTACAGACATTTAAATCTCCTTAACCAGTAATTACGACTCTGTATGCTCCACTTGCTGGTGCTGTGCCAAATCTTAGTGTAACTGTATTTGCTGATGTGCGTTCTACGTCTGTTTCAACTAAAGCCTTGAGTCCACCTGTTTCAAAAACTTGTACAGTAACATCATCTGATCCTAAATTGTGAGTTACAAGTATAAATGTTTCAGAGCTTGGGTTTGCAAGGTCTGCAGCATATTTTCTTGTGATGGCGTGATAATTTGTACCGTTGTTTGTTAATGTCCAGCGGTCATCCGTCTCATTCCAAAGAATTTCAACGTCTGTAGCGTCTCCACGCTCTACTCTAATTCCAGCATTTGCTACTGGTGTTCCTGTTGCATTAGAGTTAAGGTTTACCTTGTTATCTACAATGTTAACTTCTGAAGTATTTACTGAATTAATTGTTCCAGTTACATTTAAGTTTCCGCCAACTGTTAAATTGTTAGTAATGCTTACATCATCTGGCAAACCAATTGTTACTGTGGTTCCTTCTCCAGATGTTGGGCTTACTGTTACTTCATTTGCTGTACCTTGAATATTAGCAACGTAATCACCTGTTGTTTGTGTTCCAAGGTTTACATTTTTAACACTTACTGCACCGTCTGTTACGGTAAAATCTGCTGTAGCAAAAGAAGCAACACCACGGTTTGTAGTTGTTGCAATTTCTGCATCTACTGTTAGGGTTCCTGCTGCATCATCGTATGTTACATCGATGCCTTCGCCTGCAACAATTTGTCCGCCAACAATATCTTGTACACGCTCAGCATTTAATGTTACTGCGCCTGATGTTACTGTGAAGTCTGTTGCGTTAAAGCTTGCAACACCCTTATTGGTTGAAGTTGCATCTTCTGCTGATACTGTAACTGTATTATTTGTTACAGCTACGTCAATTCCTTCTCCACCAGCAACTGTTAACGTGTCAGTTAGTAGATTAACTGTATCTGTTCCAGTGTCTCCTGCTATTGAAAGGTTTGTTGCTACGTCTGCTTCGCTTGCAGCAGTTAAACGACCTTGTGCATCTACTGTAAATGTTGGAATCTTTGTTGTGGATCCGTATGAGCCAGCAGTTACTGCGGTGTTGTCTAAATCGATTGTTGTTGTGCCTGCAGTGTCGTTATATGTTGATGTTAAACCTACGCCACCTACGATTGCTGAACCAATTACGTCTTGAATGACTTCTGTAGATCCAGACATCGGCATCCATGGACCGTTTGGAGAGGCAAGTCCATTGTAGTAATACATTGTATTATTAGTTGAGTCATAGTAAATCTGACCAGCTGCTGGATTTGATGGTGCTGAACTTAAATTCTGAATTCTTGCATTGAGCAGCTCATTCTTATTGAGGTCAATGTTGGTTACAAATAATCTTGCCATTTTTTACTCTCCTTTAGGACAGGTACGCTGTCCCTGAAAATGGTTGTGCCATCGTCAGTGTAATTTGGTTAATACTATTATAGTCTATTCCAGTTTCTAATATGTCACCTGAGCTATTTTTTATGGTTACGTTTGGGTTGTACCCAAGATTATGAGTTATCTGTAAAGAATACACTCCATTTTGAGGACCCGTTACCTGATTAATATTCCATGGGTAGGTTAGTGTTCCTGTGCTTAGAAGGTAGTTTGAAGCTCCCTCCCATGTTAGGTCGTTTGTTTTTGGGCCATAAAATCTTGTTGTGTTTTTATCGTAATAAAAATCACCCTCAAGACCAAGTGAATTTGATGGGGCTCCAGTGCCATTGAGGATTGTTTTTCCTCTTGGGCCTTGTGGGCCAGATGTAGAAATTACTACATCATTTTTAATTTCGGTTACTATTACTCTTTCGTTGTTCATATTGTCACCGACCTACTTAAGGTTATGTATCCTTCAAGAAGCTTTGTTCTATTTCCATTTGAATCTGTGACCATAATGTCGTAAGAAGACTTTGGATAAAAAAGACTGTTTGTTTGTGCTTGAGACATTGTTATTGTCAATTTGCCTGCTGGTTGATCTATAACAATTCCGCTTGTTGGTGATGATAGTGTAAATGCTAATTTAGATCCGCCTTTTGTGTCTCTAACCTGCATTTTTGCAGATGCTGAGGTTAGCGCAATTGGAAGTCCAGCATTGTCTTTGTACTCGACAATAAATGAAAATGTAGTGTTTTGGTCAATTTCAAAATTTTTCTGCGCTGACATATCTCTCCTAAAATAGGAAAACTCCTGTACTTATTTTAGCACAGGAGAGTCCCTAATTCGATATTAAATTTTTACTTTGCTACGAATCCGAATTCCTTGTTACTTGGGCTTAGAGCCTTAAGGATTACTGGTGCAACTGCTGCTACGCCACCTAGAAGAAGGTCTCTTGGATTTGTATTGCCAGTCATATATAGAGCAATTGCTGCTGAAAGAAATGCACGAGCATATGTTCCAAGCGCTGCTAAAATTTGTTCTGTCATTGTTACCTTTCCGTCTTTGTTTAAATCCAACTTATTGAATTTAGCCATGTTATCATCTCCATTTTGGGCGGGGTGCCCAGAATTTTGGGGAATATCCCCAATACTATAATTCTACCACATTAAGCAGATATGTCTACAAGCTCACAATTTCCATCTGAACTGCAGGCAAGGGTAGCATTGGTAGATGTGCCATCCTCTGTCTCATAAAAAGATAAATCTTCCCAACGAATGTCTTTAGGCATCTTTGCAACAAGTGCATCGTATTCAGCCTTATCTACTTCTTGATATGGAGCTTGC